ACCAAGTGATTGTAGCGATGTATTAGAAGCTTATATATCTACAACATCAGGAACTACTGCTGATACTCAAGATGTTTCTATAACTAAAATTGATAGATCTACTTACGCTGCATTACCTAACAAAGGTGCTACAGGTCAACCTTCTCAGTATTATGTTGAAAGACATATTACTCCTAAAATTTATTTATATCAGACACCTAATAAAACAACATACACCCACGTAAAATATTATTATATTGGAAGAATAGAAGATGCTGGAGGATATACAAATACTCCAGATGCTCCTTATAGATTTTTACCTTGTATGGTTGCAGGTCTTGCATATTATATTTCTTTTTTAAAAGCTGCAGATAGAACTCAAATGTTAAAAATGGCTTATGAAGATGAGATGAAAAGAGCTTTAGATGAAGATGGTTCTAGAACTTCTTTATATATTTCACCACAAACTTATTTTGGAGATGGTGTATAATGGCTAATTACGCAACAGGAAAACAATCTCTTGCTATATCCGATAGATCAGGCATGGCATTTCCTTATAAAGAAATGGTAAGAGAATGGACAGGAGCTTTAGTACATATATCTGAATTTGAATCTAAACAACCTCAGATAAGAAGAAAAACAATAAAAGCAGATGCAATAGCATTACAAAATAGTAGGACTCAAGATTTTACTTTAAAATCTGGTGGCTCTAGATTCACAACAATTGATTTAGTTCTTCCTGGAGAGTTTGCTTTTGAATCTTCAGGTATGCAACCTGATAGTGGTGCAGAACAAAATAGACAAAGACAATTAACAAGTACCGCAGGTACTGTAACAGTGAGTATTACATAATGGCTATAGCTTATTCAACTTTTTTAACACAGATTAGAAGCTACACAGAAGTAGATGCTAATGTTTTAAGTGATACTTTGTTAGGTCAATTTATTAGAAATATAGAATTAGATATTGCAGGTAAAGTTGATTACGATGACACTAGAAAATACGCAACTTCATCATTTACTGCAAATAAAAGATTTTTAGTGACACCTGCTGATTTTTTAGTTATTAGATCATTACAAGTATTTGCAGATACTAGTATTACAAGTGCTAGAACTTTTATGGAAAAAAGAGACACTAGTTTTATATCAGAATACAATGGTGCTGGAAGTACAGGACAGCCTAAATATTATGCTAATTGGGATGATGCTTCAATTGTTGTAGCACCAACTCCAGATCAAGCTTACGCAGTTCAATTAAACTATATTGTAACTCCACCTAATTTTACTTCAACAAATGCTACTTATTTATCTGAGTATCAAGAATCTATGTTATTACATGGTGTGTTAACTGAGGCTTTTTCTTATTTGAAAGGTCCTATGGATATGTACAATCTTTATAAAACAAAGTATAATGAGGAAGTAGAAGCTTTTGCCTTACAACAAATGGGTAGAAGAAGACGAGCAGAATACGATGATGGAGTTCCTAGAGTTAAGGTACCTTCACCATCACCATAAAATTTAAAAGGAGAATAAAATGGCTATAACAACTAACGCAATATGTAATTCATTTAAAAAAGAATTACTTCAAGGGAAACACGATTTTGATACATCATCTGATACATATAAATTAGCGATGTATACATCATCAGCAACTTTAGGTAAATCAACAGAAAATTATTCAACAAATCCAGGTGGTGGATCTAATACTGAAGTTACTTCTTCAGGATACACTGCGGGTGGTAAAGCACTTGTAAACCAAGGTGTAAAAGTTTCATCATCAATAGCAATTACTGACTTTGCTGATTTATCTTTTACTGGTGTTACATTAACAGCTAGAGGAGCTTTAATTTATAATACAACAACTGATGGTGGTTCGGGTACTACTGATGCTGTTTGTGTTTTAGATTTTGGTGGAGATAAAACTGCAACTGCAGGAACATTTACTATTCAGTTTCCAGCATTTACAACATCAGCAGCAATACTAAGATTAACATAAGGAGGATGCATGGCTCTTGTCATTGATGATAGAGTTAAAGAAACAAGCACCTCTACAGGAACTGGAACAGTTACTTTATTAGGTGCAACTCAAGACTTCATAGGGTTTGTTGGAGGTATTGGTGCGGGTAAAAATACATATTACTGCATAACAAATACTGGATCTGATGAATTTGAAGTTGGAACTGGCCTTGTTAACGCTGGTGTTACTTTAGCTATTACTGTTGTCAATCCAGGAAGTGGAAACAAATATTATACAGACGGAAGTTTACAAACTACAATTAATTTAGCTGAAGGTGTAACATACACTTTTAATATGGATGACTCTTCGGTAGATTCACATCCACTTAAAATTTCAACCACTGCAGATGGGACACATGGTGGGGGATCAAGTTATAATACAGGTGTAGTTTACAAATTAGATGGAAGTGCTGTTAGTGAAGCCGCTTACGTATCTGGTTTTGCTTCTGCAACTACTAGAAGATTAGAACTTACGGTAGCTGCTTCTGCACCAACATTATATACATATTGTCAATATCATTCTGGAATGGGTTATTCATTGACCACAACCGGCACTGCAACTTTATCAAGAGCAACAGTAATATCTTCAACTAATTCTAATAACTTAGTTAATTTTTCAGCGGGTGAAAAAGAAGTATTTTGTACCATACCATCTACTAAGACTATTTCACCAATTATGGAAGCTACAACTTATGTAGTCACACACAATTCAACATTGTCTGAAGATCAGACAGTTGACTCAGGAGTGTTAGCAGGACCAGTTACAGTAACTGGAACACAAACTATAACAGGAACGGTAGTAGTAATTTAATGAGTAAGATAGAAGTAAACACAGTTGAGCCACAATGCGGAACAACATTAACTGTTGGTAAATGCAACACCAGTGTAAACGTTCCAGGAAGTGCAACAGTTACAGGAAACGCAACTGCAGCAAATCTTATTGCTTCAGGTAATGTTGTAAAAACAAATGCTGTACAAGCATCAGATGCTGGTAATATTATCAGTCAATCTGGCACGACTATTACATTAGGTGCAAGTGGAGATACCATTACTCTTGCATCAGGTGCATCACAATCAGGTTTTGGTAGAACAGGTACTGTCGACTGGCAAACAGGAAGTATTAAAACATCTAATTTTACAGCAGCAAACGGAGAAGGATATTTTGTAAACACAACAGGTGGAGCTGTAACAGTTACTTTACCATCCTCACCAAGTGCTGGTAATATTGTTGCTATATCAGATTATGCAAACACAGCAGAATCAAATAATATTACAGTAGCTAGAAATAGTTCTAACATTGAAGGAAGTGCTTCAGATATAACTATATCTAATTCAGGTATAAGTATGACATTTGTATATGTTGATGGTACTAAGGGTTGGAAAACTGTAAGTAGTGGTGAACTAAGTGACAGAGAGCCAGCACCAGAACTTATTTCAGCAACTGGAGGATCAATAGCAACTTGTGGTGATTTTAAAATTCATACATTCACAGGACCAGGATCTTTTTGTGTAAGTTCTGGATCTGGAAGTTTAGCAGTAGTAGACTACAGAGTTGTTGCTGGTGGTGGAGCAGGTGGAGCAGTGTCAGGTGGTGGTGGAGCTGGAGGAGGTCACAGAACAAATTATCCATCCTCTTGTTCAGGAATACCTGTTGTACCTGGTAGTATTCCTATTACAGTTGGTGCTGGTGGTACAGCTCAATCAAATAATTTTGGTAACTCAGGATCAAATTCAATTTTTTCAATAATAACTTCAGCAGGTGGTGGCGGTGGTGGCGGTGGCGGTGATGGTCCAGGACCTGGAGATAATACAGGAAGATCAGGAGGATCTGGAGGAGGTGGTGGTGGATCTGGACCAGATGGTAGTGGAGCAAACCTTGGAGGATCAGGAAATTCTCCTCCCGTAAGTCCACCTCAAGGAAATCCTGGTGGTCCATCAGCACCTTCCCCTGCATCAGGTATAAGACACGGTGGTGGTGGAGGAGGATCAGGAGCAACAGGTGGAAGTTCTCCAACTCCTAACAGAGGGGGATTTGGTGGAAATGGTACAGCCAATTCAATTACAGGAAGTCCAGTAACATATGCAGGTGGTGGTGGAGGAGGATCAAGAAGTCCTTCTTTTGGAACAAGTGGTCCAAGCGCACCTGGAGGTTCAGGTGGTGGTGGAAAAGGAGGTGGAGGCCCAGATGGTGGAGCTAATGGAGCTGCTGGAACAACCAACACTGGTGGTGGCGGTGGTGGAGGACAATATACTAATGGTAGTTCAGATACAGGTTCTAATGGTGGATCAGGTATAGTAATAATAAGGTACAAATTTCAATAATTATGGCAAGTAAAATAAAAGTAGATAATATAACAGACCAAGATGATAACGCAGTTATCTCTAGATGTGGTTCAACACATACAGTGACAGCTGAGGTTTATAAAGCAGACACAATTAAGGATACAAGTAACAACACTTATCTTGCAAAATGTGGTACTGCAGTAACGGTCGGTGGAGCAAGTCAAACTGTTTCTGTTCCTGGTAATGATATTAGATCTAACAGTTATAAAGCATCTGACGGAGGAATAATTATAAGTCAATCAGGAACCACTATTACACTTGGAGCAAGTGGAGATACTATTCAATTAGCTTCTGGTGCTACTAACGATTTAGGTGCTGGTGTCCAATGGGAAACTACACCAAAGACTGCTAATTTTAATGCAGGTGCTGGTGAAGGTTATTTTGTTGATACATCTTCGAATGAAGTAACAGTAACTTTACCAACAGGGGTTGCAGGAGAATCAGTAACTATTTTAGATTATGTATCAAATGCAAATACAAATGCTATTATTCTTTCTCCACAATCTGGAGAAAAAATTGAAGGTGGAACAGTAGGACAAGGTGTTACTGCAAATAGACAAGCAACAACATTAACTTATTCAGGTGCTACTCAAGGTTGGTTAGTATCAAGTGCTGGAGATTCAGGACCAATAGCACCTCTAACAATTACTTTTACTACTGCAGCAGGATCCTTAGGTTCAATCGCAGGAAGTTCTGAAAGAGCAGATCCAAATGCAAATTTATCTCCTGTAACAGGTACAAGTACATTTGGTACAGTAAGTTATTCTATTCAATCAGGAAGTTTACCAGCAGGTTTAACTCTTAATTCATCGACAGGTGCTTTTGTTGGAACTGCTACTGCACAATCTACTTCAACAACTTCTAATTTTACAGTTAGAATTACAGTAACTGAAACAGGAGCTACATCAGACAGAGCTTTTTCAATTACAGTTAATCCAGATGCATCATATGTTGCAGCAACAGGTGGAACAGTTACAACCTCTGGAGATTTTAAAATTCATACATTTACAAGCCCTGGAACTTTCTGCGTATCTTCAGCAGGTAATGCTGCAGGTTCAAACACCGTAGATTATATGGTAGTAGCTGGTGGTGGCGGTGGTGGTAAATCAGGAACCAGTGACCCATCAGGAGGAGGTGGTGCTGGAGGTTATAGAGAATCCTCTGGTGCAGCTTCAGGGTGCTATTCAAGAAGTCCTTTGGGCTCAGGTGTTTCAGCTTTACCTGTATCAGTATCGCCTTACCCAGTCACAGTTGGTGGTGGCGGTGGTGGAAGTAGTTCTTTTCCTAGTAAAGGAAGTAATGGAAGTAATTCAGTCTTCTCATCTATTACATCAGCTGGCGGTGGTGGTGGAGCTTCTGGGTATGGATATGGTGGCACAGAGTCATCTAGAAATGGTAATCCAGGAGGCTCAGGAGGAGGAGCAGGTTATTCAGGACCAGGAGGTGGAGGTGGTTCGGTAGGCTCAGGAAATACACCTCCGGTTAGTCCACCTCAAGGAAGTCCAGGTAATCCTATTCCTGGTGCAGATGGAGGATCAGCTCTTTCAACTGGATCTGGAAATGGTGCAACTTCTTCAATTAATGGAAGTCCTGTAAAACGTGCAAACGGTGGTGACGGTGGTAATCCAGGTTCTCCAGCAGGTCCTACAAATTCAGGTAATGGTGGTGGAGCTAATTTTAATGGTAATGGTAATTCTGGAGGTTCAGGTATTGTTATAATAAGATATAGGTTTCAAACATAGGTAAATTATGAGTGAAGTAAAAGTAAATAAAATAAGTCCAAGAACAAATTGTGGTACAGTAACTGTTGGAGATTCTGGAGATTCAGTATCGGTAACAGCAGGTGTTCCAGTAACAGTTAATGGTGATTTAAAATCAAATGCATTAAAAGCAACTGATGGTGGTAGCATAATTTCTCAATCAGGGACTACAATAACTTTAGGTGCTTCTGGTGATACGGTTTCTCTTGCAAGTGGAGCAAGTCAATCAGGTTTTGGTAGAGCAGGTTCAGTTGATTGGCAGACAAGTATTAAAACAGGAGATTTTACAGCAGTATCTGGAGAAGGTTACTTTATAAACACAACAAGTGGTGCAGTAACAATGACACTACCTAGTTCTCCAAGTGTTGGAGATATTGTAGCTTTAAAAGATTATGCAAATACTTTTGACACAAACAACTTAACTATTGGAAGAAATAGTCAACCTATTTCTGGTACAGATGCTGATGCAGTAATCTCAACAGAAGGTCAAGCAATAACTTTAGTTTATGGCGATTCAACAAAAGGCTGGCAATCAGTTGCAGCTGCTACTGAATCAGATGTACCAAAGCCAACATTTACTGCTGCTACAGGTGGTAATGCTATTTTAACTTGTGGTAATTACAAAATTCACGTTTTCACAGGTCCAGGTACTTTTTGTGTTTCATCTCTTGGAAATTCTGCACCTGCTGGACGACCAGCAAATGCAGATTATTTAGTAGTTGCAGGAGGTGGAGGATCTAATTATGGTGGAGGTGGTGCTGGTGGTTTTAGAACCAATGTTAGTTGTGCAGGAACTATACCTCTTTCTGTAAGTGGATTTCCAATTACAGTCGGTGCTGGTGGATCAGGGACTCCATCAGGATGTGCATCAAGAGGCTCAAATTCAATTTTTTCAACAATAACATCAGCTGGTGGTGGAGCGAGTGGTAATGCTACTCCAGCATCTACTTCTTCAACTAATGCTCCAGGTGGATCAGGTGCAGGTGCACCAGGTTATGATTTTCCAGCTCCAAGTCCAGGAAGTCCACCAGGTACAGCACATCAAAACGGAGGTGCAGGAAATACTCCTCCAGTCTCTCCTCCACAAGGAAATGCAGGTGGAAGAGGTCACGGTACTTATGGAACAGCAGATAATGGTTCTGGTGGTGGCGGTGGTGCAGGTTCAGGTGCAGCAGATACAAGTATAGGAACTCCAGGTGGAACTCCAGGAGGTGCAGGAGCACCAACAACAATATTTGGTTCAGTTCCTCAAGCACCAACTTATGGAGAAGGTGGTCCTAATCCAGGTAGATATTTTGCAGGTGGTGGTGGAGGGGCTCAACAAAATCCAGGAACTAATGCAGGCGGTGTTGGTGGTGGAGGAGATGGTAAACCTAGTCCTACAACTGGGTGCAGTGGATCAGTTAATCAAGGCGGTGGTGGTGGAGGACGTAGAGGTGACGGTGGTTCTGGTATAGTAGTAATAAGATACAAATTCCAGTAGTTGAATGATTAAAATTTATAATATATAATAGGAGTTAATTATGGCACATTTTGCAAAACTCGGAGCGAACGGAAAAGTTATTCAAGTATTAACACTTGATAACAAAGATATGGAAAACGCTGATGGTGTTGAAGATGAATCAGTAGGTCAACAATATTTAGAAACACACAATAATTGGCCTGCACAAATGTGGATTCAAACTTCATACAATACATCTGGTAATCAACATAATGATGGTGGCACACCTTTTAGAGGAAATTACGCAGGTATAGGTTATACTTGGGATGAGGATGATCAAATCTTCTGGCCTAAAAAACCATATGCATCTTGGGTAAAACATAATGATTCAGCTTCTTGGAAATCACCAATCGGTGACGCTCCAGCATTAACAGAAGAACAGACTTCACAAAATACAGCTGAAACTCATTCTTGGTCTTACGTCTGGAATGAAGATAACACAACTTGGGATTTGACAGACTCTAAAGCATAATTTATATATGGTGGTGGTATGCAAAAGCAGGTTTTAAGTGAACAAAGTTTATTCTTTGGCGATGTGGAAATGCCAAAAAATTGGGACATTGACCGAAATAAATTATCAGGTGACATCTTACAATCAGTAATTCAAAACAAAGATTTTCCATTTTCACGAACTTGGGATATGTTAAACACCTACATACGAGATCACGTTTCTCTTGAGTATGGTTTCAATTTAATTAACAAAGAAACATGGGGTAATATTTATAAACCTAGCGAAACTACAATTCCATTATTAAATATTGATCCAGTAGATTTACGTAACTCTCCAGACTTTACATTATTATATGGTGTAAAAGTCAAAGATTGTAATGTTCGAATACACTTTGAAGATAACAGACGTAAAGGTAGAAGTTGGGATATATCATTAGAAAATAATAAATTTATTATGTTCCCATCAACTAATATGTATTATTTAACCAATAATCAAAAAGATAGTTTAAATTTTGTACAGACTATAACATATGAATATATATAAAAATTTTATAGATAAAAATTATTCAGACAAAATTTATAAAACTCTTTTACATGAAAGTTTTCCTTGGTATTATTTTCCACATCAAGTTTCAACAAGTAAAAAAGATTCATCTTTTATGGGTCATACTTTTGTCTTAGATGGTAAAAAAAATTCAGATGAAACATTTTTAATAGAACCTATTTTATATAAATTAAAGGCTAAAAAAGTATTACACGTTAGAGCTAATCTTTGTTTTAAAAAACCCTCTTATTGTAGTTGGCATGTAGATAAGTTTACTGATGATTTAAAACATAAAACAGCTATTTATTATGTTAATAATAACAATGGTTTTACAGAATTTGAAGACAAAAAAGTAAAATGTATTCAAAATCAAATAGTTATATTTGATGCGTATAAAAAACATAGAGCACAAATTCAAACAGATAAAGATGTGAGAGTGGTAATAAATTTTAATTATGAACTTAACTAATTATTATTGGTATTTTAGTGGTGTGCTTACACCAAAGTTTTGTGATGATGTAATAGCTTATGCAAATTCACAAAAAGAAGTGATGGCTAGAACGGGTGGTTATGGTGATAGAAAATTAAATAAAGAAGAAATTAAAAATTTACAAAGAAAAAGAAAATCTGATCTAGTATGGCTTAATGATACTTGGATATATAAAGAATTACATCCTTATGTTCGTAGAGCAAATGAAATGGCTGGTTGGAACTTTGATTGGGAAAGATCTGAATCTTGTCAGTTTACAAAATATAAACACAATCAATATTATGATTGGCATTGTGATGGTTGGGATAAACCTTATGAAAAAGAAGGACCTGAAAAAGGTATGATTAGAAAATTATCTATGACCTGTCAATTAACAGATGGTTCAGAATACACAGGTGGTGAATTAGAATTTGATTTTAGAAACTATGATCCACATATGAGAGATGAAAGTCAACATTTAAGAAAAGCAAAAGAGATATTACCTAAGGGTTCTATTATTGTTTTTCCTTCTTTTGTTTGGCACAGAGTTAAACCAGTAACAGCTGGCACAAGATATAGTCTTGTTGTTTGGCATTTAGGAAGGCCTTTTAAATAATGTTTTTAAATAATTACTTTAACACGACCATTTGGTCAGAACAAAAACCAGAGTTTGTAAAATCATTAAACAAAGCATCTAATAAATATATTAAAGATGCAAGAACAAGAGAGAAAACTTTCATTAAAGAGCACGGTGATTTTGGGAGATCATATCACTCAACACCGCTTACAGCTGATAATGATTTTTTAGATTTTAGAAATTACATTGGTCAAAAGTCTTGGGAGTATTTAGATCATCAAGGTTACGATATGCAGCAATACACAACTATGTTTAGTGAGATGTGGGTACAAGAGTTTGCTAAAAAAGGTGGTGGTCATCATTCAGCACATATACATTGGAACCAACACGTATCAGGATTTTACTTTTTAAAGTGTAGTGATAAAACATCATATCCAATATTTCACGAACCTCGTACTGGAGCAAGAGCTACTAAATTAAAAATGAAACCAAACCAAAAAGGTGTGTGGAGTGGATCAGAGTTAATTCACTTTAAGCCCACACCAGGTACGTTAATTATATTTCCAGGATTTTTAGAACACGAATTTGCAGTAGATTTTGGTAAAGAACCTTTTAGATTCATACATTGGAATATACAAGCGGTGCCAAAAGAAATGGCTAAAGATGTTTAAAAAGAAAAAATATACAGTTATTCGTCAAGCAATATCAAAAGATTTAGCAGCTTTTATTGCAAACTATTTTTGTATGCAAAAGCAAGTATATGATACATGTAGAGAGCGTAGATACTTTTCACCATTTGAAACTATCATTGGGTACTATGAAGGAAAGGACGAACAAATACCAAATACATATAGTCAGTATTCTAATATGGCTATGGAGACATTACTACTTAAGTGTTTACCAGATATGGAAAAAGCAACAGGACTTAAATTATATCCTGCATATACCTATGCAAGAATCTATAAAAAAGGTGATGAACTAAAAAGACATAAAGATAGGTTTAGTTGTGAAATATCTACGACTATGAATCTTGGTGGTGATGATTGGCCAATATACTTGGAGCCATCTGGAGAAATAGGTAAGAAAGGCATTAAGGTAGATTTAAAACCAGGAGATATGTTAGTTTATTCTGGCTGTGAGCTAGAGCATTGGAGAAATAAATTTAAAGGTAAAGAATGTGTACAAGTTTTTTTACATTATAATAATCGTAAAACACCAGGTGCAAAAGAGAATATGTTTGATAAAAGACCTCATCTAGGTCTTCCTTCATGGTTTAAGCGATGATATAATTCTTAGATGGAGGCAGGGCACCACCACATACTCCCTGTCTCCTTTTAAGGATTATATTATATGTTAGGTATTACAGCTATATCACAATCACCAATAGCTTCTTTAGGAGGAACTAATGTCAATGTAAACGTTACAGGTTTACAATTAACTAGTTCTATTGGTGCTTCAACTGTCACTGCAAATGCAAATGTAAATGTAACAGGATCTCAATTAACAGGAACAATAGGTAATTCAACTACAGCAATTAATACACCTGTTAATGTAACAGGATCTCAATTAACAATGTCTATGGGAGAAGAATCTCTTGTAGGTAATGCAACAGTATCGGTTACAGGATCTCAATTAAGCTTATCACTTGGTACTTATTCTGTAAGTGCTGATGGTAATGTAAGTGTTATTGTAACTGAGCATGATTTATCAATAACAGCTGGTGCAATACCAACTGTTACAGGAGATGCAAACGTAAGTGTAACCGGTGTTCAAAGCACATTATTACTTGGAGAAGCACAAGTTGAATTAGTTAATGAAGTTAACTTAACAGGAATTTCTGCAGCAACTTCTGTTGGTAGTGTAACAGCTGTTCCTGGAGTAGATGTTTTGGTTACAGGTATACAAATGACGGCTTCAATTAATAGTCCATTAATAACAGCTTGGTCTAACGTAAATCCAGATGTGACCAACACATGGACTGAAGTAAATAAAGGAGTTTCTAACACTTGGACAGAAGTTGATAAGGCAGCTTAAAAAGTGTATAATACCAAATTATGGCATCAACTTTTTCATCAGATCTTAAACTAGAGCTAATGGCTACCGGTGAGAATGCCGGTACATGGGGAACTAAAACAAATACAAATTTAGAACTTGTTCAACAAGCTATTGCAGGTTTTGAATCTATAACTTTATCAAGTGGTTCTACTACAGCTTTAGTAATGAGTAATGCATCTATTTCTACTGCTAGAAATATGGTGATTAAATTTGCAACAATTACACTATCGGGAGCAACCACAGTAACCATACCAGACTCTATAGAAAAATTTTATATATTTGATTGCAGGCTAATTACTAATCCAACAAACCTTACAATTAAAACTGCATCAGGAACTGGCTTTACATTAGATTCTTCAAAAATTTATGCAGCATACGCTGATGGTACAAACTTAAATGAAGTATCGCTAGATACATTAGGTGGTACAATAGGCACAGCTTCAATTGCTGATGATGCAGTAAACAACGATAAAATTGCTGATGATGCAGTTCAAAGCGCACAACTAGCAGATAATGCAGTTTTGACCGTCAACATTTCTAACGCAAATGTGAGCACAGCTAAGATCGCTGATAATGCAGTGACTGCTGATAAATTACAAAGAAAATTTACAATAAGTACATCTTCTCCTTCGGGAGGTAGTGATGGAGATATTTGGTTTAAATATTCAACATAGGAGTTTAGATGGCTAATACCTATGCTAAAGTTTCAGGAACATTTGAAGAAATAGATAATGCATATGGCAAAGTATCAGGTACTTGGCAAGAAGCAGATGAAATATATGGAAAAGTATCTGGTGTTTGGAAATTAGTATTTGCAGCTTTTCAAGCAACTTCAATTCAAACATTAAGTTCAGGATCAGGAACCTTTGCAGTTCCTGAAGGAGCTAACGCAATTCACATACAAGCTGCTGTTGGTGGAGGTGGTGGAGCTGCAGGTGGAGTAAGTTATGACAAAGCTGGTGGTGAATCCTCTGGGGCAGGTGGTGGATCTGGTGCATATGTATCAGATAAAGTTTTTACCGTAACTGAAGGTGAAACACTATCTTATTCGATAGGATCTGGTGGATCTCCAGGAAATCAAACTGCAAACTTTGGTCAACCAAAAACTGGAAGTGCTGGAACAAACACAACACTATCTGGATCTTCAACTGGAGCTATATTTACTTTAGGTGCAGGTGGTGGAGCAAGTGGTACAGGTGGTGGAGTTCAAGGACCTTTAAGAACAAATACTGCTGGAACTGCTGGATCAGCTACAATAAATGCTTCAGCTGTGACATCAGGAAATTTTAGAGATAGTGACGGATCAACTAAAGCAGTAACAACTTTAACATCAGGACCAGTTGGAACATTTAATCAATCTGGTAATGGAGCTGCTGGTGATAATAACGGAAACTGTGGAGGAGACAACTGTCAAATTGCTGGTTCTGACGGTGCTGACTCTTATGCTGGCAATATATCTGGTGGAAATGGATGTGGTATAGGTGGACCCGCAGCAACTGCTGGTACAAGAGGTTCTGGTGGTGGTGGAGGTGGTGCACAAAATATTGGCAGTACAGGAGAAACTGCTTTTGCAGGTGGAAATGGAGAAGTTAGGTATAGATTTTTACGAGTAAATTAATATAGTGCCTTATGGCAAATATATCAAAATGGTTTGGTTATCCTATATACATTACTAAGTTAGAAAATTTTGAAAATATTAACAAAAAAATTGTACCTATAATACTAAGAGATATTACTCCAACTAATTCTCAATACTCAACAACTACAGATGTAAAACCAAAAGAATTACAATCTATTGATGATAATCTTCACAAAGATAAAAGATTTAAAGAATTATATACAGAGTTATCTAAAGTAATACGAGGTTGTTTATCTGCACAAAAATATAACTTAGATTTGTTTGAAATATATATAACTAAGTCTTGGGCTACCTTATCTGTTAAAGAACAATTTATTTCTTATCATCGACATATGAGTAGTCACTTTAGTTTTGTTTATTACCCACAAGCCCATGAACAAGGTAATCTTTTTTTACTTGATGACGATGCACATAAGGTAGGATTAAATATTCCAAAGAGAGATCCATACTTTACAGAGTGGGATCAGAACAATTATGGTAAAGCTGAGTATCCTGCAGAGACAGGTAATGTAATTATATTTCCATCTATGATGTTTCATGAAACTGGAAAGAACACAAAAGACGTGCCTCGAATATCTATATCAGGAGATATAATGTTGACCATGAAAGAAGGTATTAAATCTGAACATAATATACCTTCTCCTGCGACTTGGAAGAAGCTCTAAAATGATGTAAAATAACATTATGCCATTAGCTAATGTAAAAATAGTACCAGGAATTAATAAAGCAGATACCCCATCAGGAGCAGAAGGACAGTGGATTGATGGAGATTTTGTTAGATTTAGATATGGCCAACCAGAAAAAATAGGTGGCTATACAGCTATTGGACAAGAAACTATTTCTGGACCAACACGTGCTCAACATACTTGGACAGATTTAGAAGGAAATAGATACGCAGCACTTGGTACTTCAAAAGCTCTATATATTTATTATGAAGATAAATTTTATGATGTAACACCTTTAGCAACAGCTTTAACAGGAGCAACTTTTACATCTACAAATGGATCTAACACAGTTACAATAAATAAAACAAGTCATGCTTTAGATGTTGGAGAATATGTAACATTTACTTCGGTTACTTTACCAGGTGGTGGAGCTACAGGTTTTACTGTAGCTAATTTTCAAGATTTAACTTATGAAGTTTTAACTGTACCAAATGCAAACAGTTTTACAATTCAAATGCAAACAAATGAATCTGGTTCAGGCATGACTGCAGCAGGATCTGCAAGCATTAATGCTTACGAAGAAATTGGTCCTACAATACAAACATATGGTTATGGTTGGGGTACTAGTACATGGGGTACAGTTGGTTGGGGTTCTGGAACAACAAGTTCTACAGTAATACTTGATCCTGGAACATGGTCTTTAGATAACTTTGGACAACAATTAATAGCAACAGTTAAAGATGGTAAAACATTTGTATGGAATCCTGGAGTTTCAAATCCTTTGGAACAAAGAGCAGTAGTTATGACAGGCGCTCCAACGGCATCAAGATTAACAATAACATCAGACAGAGATAGACATGTAGTTCATTTTGGAACTGAAACAACAATAGGAGATACTACAACGCAAGATCCTATGTTTATTAGATTTAGTGATCAAGAAAACTTTAGTGTTTATCAACCAACTTCAGTAAATACTGCTGGAACATTTAGACTTGATACAGGTAATAAGATTGTAGCAGCTGTATCTGGTAAAGATTATAATTTAATTTTAACTGATCAAGCAGCATATACGATGCAGTTTGTAGGTCCACCATTTACTTTTTCTATAAGACAAGTTGGATCAAACTGTGGGTGTATTGGACAACACGCTACTGTATATGCAGATGGTAAAGTATTTTGGATGGGGGCAGGGGGAGGATTTTTTGTATTTGACGGTACAGTTAAATTACTTCCGTCACTTGTAGAAGATTTTGTGTTCACGACCACCGGAACAAATGTAGGAATAAACTATTCTTCAAATGAAATTATATATGGTTCACACAATTCTTTGTTTAATGAAATTGTGTGGTTTTACCCATCAGGTACTCCTTTAGGTAATCCAGCGGTTCAAAACAATAGAGCTGTAGTTTATAACTATGTAGAAAATAGTTGGTCTACCATGTCATTAGCTAGAAGTTCATACGCAGATGCTAGTACTTATGATGTGCCTTATGCAACTGAATATTCTTCTAGTGGCACTCCAACAATTTCTAATTTAAGTGGTGCAACAAATACTTTTGGAGCATCTACTTATTATGCTCATGAAGTAGGTAATAATGAAATAGCATTAAATGGAACAGAAACAGCTATACCTGCGTACATACAATCAGGAGATTTTGATTTACCTACAGAAGGAGATGGAGAATATATGTTAAGAGTAAGTAGATTTTTACCAGATTTTAAAAACCTACAAGGTAATGCAATTGTCACAATATTTTTAAAAGAGTTTCCTGTTGATACAGGATCTTCATCTCAATTAGGGCCATTTACTATTACTTCTAGTACACAAAAAATAGACACAAGAGCTAGGGGTAGACTTGCAAATATTAAAATACAAAATAATGCTGTTGACGAAACTTGGAGATTTGGTACATTTAGAGCAGATGTAAACCCAGATGGAAGAAGATAATGGCTAAGATAAATGTATATGTACCAGAACCACCACAAGAATATAGTGTGGAAGGATTTAGACAAATAAACCAAGGTCTTGCAACTATTGAAAATCAATTAAATACTTCATATCAACAAGACTTGAAAAACGAACAAGATTCGTTTAATTACTTTATGCAATGACAATAAGATATAAAAGCGAAACATTTGATTTAACAACTACTAACGTTACACCAGTTTTAACGTGCCCTAGTGATGCAACTATTATTGTAAAAAGTATACAAGCAGTGCATGACACTGCAAGTAATGTTGATACTCATGCAATAGTAACTAAATCAGGTGGATCTGCTGTAAAAGTATCTTATTCAGAACTAAATAAAGCAACTGTAAATATGGTTAAAGGGTCTCTTAATTTAGAAGCTAGCGATATCTTATCTATGCAAGCAGGTGCAGCTAATGAAATTACTGGTATTGTAAGCTATGCTTTGATAGATCGTTCACAAGAAAATGGCTAGAAAATTTAAAGACTTTGTTGAAAGAGATAAACCTAGAAAGAGACCTAGAAGACACACTAAGAATCCTAACAAAAAAAAGAAGTTGCAGAATAATAAAAAATATAATAGACAAGGACGGAGACAAAAATGAGTGATATAATTAAATTACCAGCAGAAGCAAAAGAAATAGTTAAACACAAAAGAACAGGTAAAGTTTATGCTAATAAAGATGAGTTTGATGCTGATGTTGCTGATCCCAATACTGATACTACTGTGGATGATTTTAGACAAGACCTTGAAATAAAGGTTACTAAAGTTACTATGGGGGCAGAAACCAAAAAGTAATGCAGCCCAGAGGAGCCACAGAGCTACAAATGGAAATGCTTCAAAAGCATGTTTCCAAAGAACTATTAGATCAAGTACAGATATGTACATCTATACCAGGTAAAGTTCCGATAGATCCAGATAAATTAAATATTTTATGGCAAAAAAATTCTTGGGATCAACCTAACCTTCAAAAATTTTTTAAAGATAAGTCACGACACCATGAATACGATTGGTATGTTTTTAATAGTCATTGGAATTATGAAAAATTTAGATATGCTTTTGACATACCTACAGAAAAATCTGTAGTGATAAAAAATGGTGTAGATAGTTTTCCTAATAGAAAAATATACAAAAGAGGTCATGCTATTAAACTAATACATCATTGTACTCCTTGGAGAGGTTTAAATGTTTTATTACGTGCCATGCAAGAAATTGAAAATCCTAATATAAAATTAGATGTTTATAGTTCATGTAAAGTTTATGGATCTGAATTTGAAAAAAATACAGAAAAAGATTTTGAATCATTATATGAACAAGCTAGACAATTACCTAATGTAAACTACATTGGATATAAATCTAATGAACATATACGAGAAGTAATGCCTAGTTATGATATGTTTGTGTATCCATCCATATTTGAAGAAACATCATGTGCATCAGCACTTGAAGCATTAGCTTCTGGTGTACACGTTATTACTAATAACTATGGAGCTTTGTATGAAACTTGTGCAGAGTGGCCTGTGTATATTAATTATTCAACAAACTATGAACAGATGGCAAAAGATACAGCAGGAGCAATTAACATAGCTGCTGATTATTTACATGAAAGTTTTATGCAAGAACATTTAGAAGAACAACAAAAATTTTACAAAAGATTTTATAACTGGGAGAAAAAAGGCATAGAATGGACAAACTTTTTGAAAGGAGCTTTGAGTGAAAGAAACAATAAATAAAGATACATACCAAACATTAAAAGAGGTTGAGGTAAGCCCATACGAAAAAGCTTCTACTCCTATGTGGAAACGGGACACCGGACAACCAAACCATAGTATAATGATTTGTACTCCTTGTCATAGTGATGTGACTATGCATTACACACAAGCGTTATTAGAATTACAACAACTTTGTATTAAAAAAAGAGTTAAGATTACATTTACTTTATTAAAATCTTCTTTAGTAACTCAAGGGAGAAACTTATGTACTTCAGCTTTCTTAGAATCTAGTTGTACACACATGTTGTTTGTAGATTCAGATATATATTTTAAAGCAGAATCTATTATTAAAATGTTAGATTTAGATAAAGAATTAATATCTATTCCTTACCCACTTAAAACAATGATGTGGGATAAGCTTTATGAGAAATGGAATAAAGGTGAAGTTAAAAACCCTGGAGATATACATAGATGGTTAAATACTTATCCTATGAAAGTAGAAAACCCTGAAAACATTAAATTAGATAATGGTGTTATGGAAGTTACACATAGTCCTACAGGATGTATGTTAATAAAAAGAAGTGTGTTTGACAAAATGATTGACAAGTATCCAGATAAAAACATAGTTCAAAAGACTGTTATAAATGGTGAGTATGTAGATAGACCTAACCTATGGAACTTTTTTGATTGTATACATGACCCTGAAACTAAAACTTACATGGGTGAAGATTTTTCATTCTGTAAGCTTTGGAAAGACATAGGAGGTAAATGCTATGTCTATGTCAATGACCCTATTATACATGTAGGAGAACACCAATACGAAGGGTGTTTTCTTGATGAGTTGAAACTAGCCAAGTAAAATGATATTATTATCCATATTTAAAAGAATAAATTATGGATCCATTTACACTAGCACTAGCCACATTTGGCGTACAAAAACTTCGAGGAAAATCAACTAAAAGATCTTTAAGAGATGCTTTAATAGTTGGAAGTTTAGGTCAAGTAGGTGGTATGGCAGGTGTTGGTGGACTATCAGCATTTGGTCAAACAGGAGCTAACACTTTAGCAGGATCTACATTAGGAGCACAGTTTGGTAATACAGCTACTATGACAGGAATAAAAAGTTTATTTCCACAGATTGCGGGAAGTCAAGCAACAAATGCAGCAAACATTGCAAGTTCAGGAGCTGATCCAGGAACAGCAGCAGGTTTAGTTGGTAACGAAGGAAGTTTTTTATCTAATATGATTCCAAAAACTACAGCAGGTAAAGTTGCATTAGGTTCAGCAGTTATTCCTTTACTTGGTGGTATGGGTGGTGGAGATGATATGTCAAACGTTCCGCCAGGCTTTAATAAAAATTATCAAAAACTTATGGAGAGTGGTTTTGCAGGAGGCCCTACAGGTTTTCAAACTAGAGCATACAATGCAGATGGAAGTTATTCAGATACTCCATTAGAAGATAAAAATACTTATCAATCAGTAGAAGCAATACTAGGCGAAGAACAACAACCTACAGGATTAAAAACGGGTGGTATTGCTAACGTTGCAAAATTTAATACAGGTGGACAAGCACTGCCTTCTAAATTTAGTCATGATGAAAAAGATTATAGCAACTATGTAAGAGCTCATGGTTTTGTTGAAGACGGAGCTGGTATGGGTAATGACAATGAAGATACAATGTTAGCTCAATTAGCTGATGGTGAATTTGTTTCTAGATCTGCAGCTGTAAGAGGAGCTGGTATTATTGCAGGAGCAAGTCTTTCAGACAAAGAAGATCAAAGAAAAAAGGGTGCTGAGTTTTTTTACGAACAACAAAAACGTTTTAAAAGAATTATGGATATTTTAGATGCAAGTAGAAAAGACAACTAAAGCTAACGTAGAAGTATTAACTATTAAGCCAACTGAGATAGATACCTTTTGGCCTTTAGTAGAGTTTCTTATTGCAGAAGCATTAAAGTTTAGTGGTCAATATGCTGACGCTAAACATATAAAAAAATTATTAAAACAAAACATAATGCATTTGTGGGTTATGTTTGGAACAGATGACGATGGAGAAAACAAAGTATTTGGTTGTTGTACTAGTAGATTTTTTGATAATCCTAATTTTAAAGAACTACAAGGATTAATATGCACAGGTAAGAAAATGCATTTATGGTCTGATAAATTAGTGCAAACACTAGAAGAATTTGCGAAAGTAAATAATTGTAAAAGAGTAACTGCATTAATGAGACCTGGCTATAAAAAAATTATGAATAAATATAATTGGAAAGTTAAACACTATGAATTTCAAAAGGAGTTAAGTAAATGAGTATCTTCGGAGGCGGAGGTGGTGGAGGCGGCGGAAGCCAACCTTCAACTACTACACAATATATAAGAGAAGCACCTGGTATAGAAGAAAGAAAACTTGGTTTGATGGACATAGCTTCATCTCTTGCACAAAAACCAGTTACTATTCCTGAAATTCAAGTAGCACCTATGGGTGCTTTAGAACAACAAGGTATTACAGCTTCTGGAATTACAGGTGTTGGACAACCAACTGTTAGCTCTGCAGTATCTGGAGTACAAGGAGCAATGGCACCTGTAGGTGCTCAACAAATATCTCAATTTCTAAATCCTTATCAGTCTTATGTAACAGATGAGATTGGTAGACAAGGACTAATGATGCAGAATAAATTAGGAGCAAATGCAATTAGCTCAGGTGCATTTGGTGGAGGACGTGAAGGAGTTCAACAAGCAGAACTTCAAGGAAGAACTTTATCGGCAATGGGTCAAGCGCAAGCTCAAGGTTTTAATACTGCATTAGGTGCAGCACAGAACCAACAAAGAATAGGATTACAAGGCGGTCAGTTGTTAGGTGCATTAGGTCAACAACAACAAAACATGGCACAGTCAGACATTAATCAATTAATGGCTGCAGGTGGATTGCAAAGACAGTTAGGTCAACAAGCATTAGATGCACAAAGACAAACTACGTTACAAAGAGAGTACGAGCCTTATCAAAGAGCTGAGTTCTTAAAAAATATCTATGCTGCGGGACCAACATCTCAGTCTGCAGTAACACAGGTTACAACACCAGGATCTAGTGGTAATCCTTTAGCACAAGCTGCAGGAGCTGGACTTGGTGCATACGCAACTTACTCAATGTTGAATAAAAACCCAACGGCTGCGGCGATGGCCATGGGCAGAACAGTATAGGTAGTTTAATGGATAAGACATTAAACAGACCTCTATTTAAAAAAAGAGCACAAGAGATTCATCAACAGGTAAACCCTAAACAAGTACCTAAATTTTTTCTTGGTGGAATAATGCAAGCAGGTAATATGATTAGAGCAGGTGCTGCTCCAGTCTATAGATATCTTGCTCCTAAAGTTTCTTCATTTATGAATAAACCTGCAACACAAACAGGTATAGTTGGTTTAGAAGGTTATGGTATAGGTGTTGGATCTCAAGATATGGCGCAAGGTGTTGTTGAAGGAGATACAGGTAAATTTTTACAAGGTGCTGCCTTAGCTGTGCCTGGTGCTGCTTTCTTACCATCATCTGCAAAACGATCCGGTATACAAGCTTTAAGAGAAACAGGAGAATATTTATCTCCTAGAATGACAGGAGCTGCACAAGCTTTAGTTAGAAACCCTGGAAAGACTGCCATAGGTTCTATTGGTACAGGTGTTACAGGAGCTTACATCTCTCCAGATGCTATTGCTCAAGCAAAACCTGCGGAAATGTCTAATGAAGATTATGCAAAAGATATTCAAGAAAGATTAATATACAAAGAGAAGCCTGAATATAAACCTGATCCTAAAAAGAAAGTTACAGAAAATTTAAAAGAGTATAAAGAAAGTACAAAAGATTTTAAACCATATGCTATTGGTATTGAAAACCCACTAACAGAAGGTGAGAAAGCATTAGATGCACAGTTAAAAACTGTAGCTAAAGTAAAAGAAGTTGCAAATAAATTAGGTGTAGATCCTATTGAAGCAACTGATGAACAATTAAAACAAATATCTATTGAGTCTAATGTAGATTTAAGCACTTTAAAAACTATGGTTGGACAAAGAGATGAGGGTGCTGTAACTGCAGATAATATGCCATCACCTAATAATGATGGTGTTCCTGTAATAACAGGTAATGAAGGTCAAGCTGAAATTCAACACATGATAGAGAAAAGAAAAAGAGATGTTGCAGCAGGTAACGAGCTAGCAGGTACTGATGCTTTATCAGGTCAGTTCTTACAATTTAAAAATCAAATAAATAAAATGACTGGTACAAACAATGATAATCTAAACAATTTGTTGATGATGAGAGTTGCAGGACAGTTGTTGTCAGGTAAGTCTCCTGAAAAAGGTGTTAGAGGTTTTCTAGATATAGTAGGTCAAACAATGGGATCTACAGCTGACGCTATGATTGGTCTTAAATTAAAACAACAAGATTCAGATATGAAGCTAGCACAAGCTTTCTTAAAAATGAAATCAGATAAAGCTAAAGGTGCGGGAATGTTAACGGGCGGAGATAAAACAGTTAGAGTATCTGACCCAAGCGTACCAGGTGGTTTTAGAAATGTCAGAGTATCTTTAGGTAAAGATAATAAATATTACACAAGACAATACGATCCTAACACAGGTCAACAATCTTTTTTACCTGCAGATTTTACAGGGACTGATGTAAAAGAGAATACAGAGAAATTAAACAAAGCTCTTATGGGTCTAGAAGACAATAGACGTGGTGGTAAGATGGTAGAGTTTGTAATTAAAAATGCAGGAGAAGGTGGTACTAAAGCTGCTCTAGGATTATTAACTGAGGATGCTTTTGGTACATTAGACTTTTTTGCAGGTGGTAATGTAGGTGGAGATAGCTCTGTTATTGATGATCAAATCAGAGCAGAGATGGCACAAACTACAGGTAGAGAGGGATTAGACTTTAGTGGTGGCAAGGTAAATATATTTGCAAAAGAATCTGACAACATGACTAAAAGATTTAATTCAGATTTAGAAGATGCTAAAGAAAATGGAGCAGAACGAGTTGAAAAACAATTAAAGAAAGCTGGAATCATTGCTAAAAACTACCGACCAACGGAAGACGAATTAAGAAACTACACTAGACTTGCTTTGATTGAACAACGTATGAAGTACATTGTTGCAAACGCAAACAAATCAGAAGACAGATTAACACAAAAAGATATTGATAACGCTGCTAAACGTACACAGATTATTAAATATATTACTTCACCTAGAACTATTAGACTAAACTATGAACAACTAAGAGAAGAATTTGCAGAAAAAGCTGGCAGTTATTTAAGTCAATATAAACTAAATGGTGGAGAAGAATCTTATATTCAAGATAACTTTATGGACATCCCTGGTGTTGCTTTACAATACCAAAGAAAAAACAAAGACTTTATGAGAAAACAAAACGTTACTAATCAAAAAACTAGACAAGATATATTAAACACAATACCAATTGGAGGTTAATAGTGCCTACTATTAAAGAATTACAAACTGCTATTAACGAAAAAAACCTAGACACTAGAAAGTTAAACGCAGAACAGATGCAAGCTCTTGATGCTGCTTTTGATAGTGGTGAGCTTACAGGTTACGATAGTATACAAGACTACGATAGATTAATTAACTTAGGTGCAAAAAGTGTAGCTATTGGTAAAGAACAAAAATTAGAACCATTAAAAACATCAACAGGATTAGAAAGAGGCGATCTTGTATTTGCAGGAGCTGCCTCTATGTCTATGGTTCCTTATTACATGAACAGAGATCAATTAATGAAAGCTTTTGTGCAAAGCGGATTTAAAGATAGGTTTGGTGTAGATATGCGTAACGCAGAGATGTTTGGCATGTATCAAAAAAGATTTACAGCTTTAAGTGATGCTGTTAAAAAATTACCTACTGTAAGAGGTAGAGCAGGTTTACCTGTAAGAATGTTAGGAAGCTTAGCAGGTATGGCAGACAACACTATAGATTTTTTTAAAAAATTAAAAAGGTATGGTGCTACACCAGCATTATCTACAGAAGCACAATCTTCATTATTGGCTGCAGGTGGAGCAGGTGCAGGTTCTATTTTATATAGTATAGGTAATTTAGGTTCTGATTATGTAGGAGCTACTTCTCAAGACTTAGCTAACCTTACTGATAATGATATTAGAAAATTACCTTTTGCACAAAGAGCTTTATACAATGGATTAAATGAAGCTTATAATGATCTGCTTTGGGCAGGTGGTGCTATGTCTTTAATACCTTTAGTTAGATTTGCTGGAAGAGAAACATTAAAACAATCATTAGGATTAAATTCACAACAATCAAAAGCTATTGCACAATCGTTTGAGAGAATGGGAGAAAGACCTAACGTTGCAGCTTTAATACCAGGAGAAAATGCTTTTCAAAATTTCTTTAAAAAATTCTTTACAACTATTGGTGTATATCCACTTGTTAGTGGACCTTTAACTAAATTTAATAAAGAGTTTAATCAAAGATTATCTAATGAAGAATTTTTAGCTACAGTAGATAATTTAAATATGGCACCTGGAAGTAATCAAAGTATTATGAATTATGCAGGTATTAATGAAATTAAAAAAGAGTGGAAGAATGTTTGGAAAACAGTAGATACTGAATACGGTAAAGTTAGAAAACATTGGGAAGAAATAGGTAACCCTAAAATGATTCCAACAGCAACTATTAAACAAGAGACAGAAAGATTAATGACTCAAATGAAAAATGAATATCCTAGTACTTATTCTTACAGTGGTGCTTTTGATAATATGCAGAAAGGTGCAAGAGATCTAACACCTGCTGATGATCCTTTAGTACAGTATATACAATTCCTTAATGATATAACAAGAAATGATAAGTATATTAGAATGAGTGATTGGTCTGGTTTATCTAGAATGCAAACTGCAGCATATACAGGAACTAAATTTAAAAATGTTAAACCTCAAATATTAGTTATTAGAAATGCTATGGAAAAAGATTTAAACAGTATGCAAGAAGCGACTGTTAGAACTAATTTAAAAGATAAAATATTTGCGGATGAATATAAAAATATATTAGATAGTGAAGGACCACAAGCAGCAGAAGCGTTTATAGATAAACAAATAAGAGTAGCTAATTCTGGTTTCAATCAATTAAAAGAAGCAAATGCTTACTACTCATTAGTCCTTAGACCTTTTAGTACAAACAAAGTAGCAAGACAATTGTCTGCGGTAGATGCTAAAATATTTGCAGACAAAGGTATTGAAATGCAAGGTAATGCGGGTATATACCCTGACCAAGTATTCGATAAAGTTATTAGAAGAGTATTAGATTCAGATAGTCCTGACGCTATTAGACAATTAAAACAAGTATTAGGAGTAACTAAATCTAGTTATGAAGTATTGGGTAAAGATGGCCAAGTTAAAAGAACTATACAAATACCTAAAAGCAAAGAGTCTCAAGAAATATATGACAGATATGTAAGAACTTTCTTTTGGGATTCTTGGAATGAAGCAATGACTAACCCTCTTAGAGATCATAGATCTTTATCTGCACAAGCGATAGCTGCTCAAGCGGTTAAAAAAGGTTTTATTAATAAAAGAATATTTGCTTTAGATGATGCAACAGAACAAAGAGTTAGAGCTAAAACAAAATTAAATGAAACAATAGACGTCACTGAAGTAGATGGAAGAGTGTTTACACAAGGAGATAGTATAGCTAATTTAAATGATGGTGTAATTAGAAATCATAACTTTGGAGAATTTGATACCAATAAGTTTGTAAAAAATTTAGGTTTAGACAAACCTCAAGGAAAAGACAAAATAAGAGAAATGTTTGGTGGTGGCGCTCAGGGAGAAAAAGCATTAAAAAGAATAGAAGATATTATACAAATGAAAAGAGCTTTAGATTTAGTAGAATATACAGATCCTTCTAAGTTCGTACAAAGATCTATTACGTTAAGAGCTGGTTCTTCTGGTGGTATTATGGCAGGAGCAACAAGTGCTGCATTTGGTTTTGGTAATACATTAAAATTAATTTTAGGAAGTAGATTACTTGGAGGTATTTTAACTGATCCAAAAAGAGCAGAAAATTTAATGGAAATGAATAAGTATATGAGGTTTATGACAGATGATCCAAATAAAATAGCCTTAAAACCACAACTAGCTCCTAGAATAGCTAATACATTTACTAGATTTATTAATGGTGTGATGGAAGCAGAAGGTGATGACTTTAGAGTAGATCCTGATAATATTGATTTTGAAGAAATAAGACAAAAATTACAAGAGTTAGATCCCAACATTCCTTTGACAGTAAGTTATGATTTTGGTTCTATGCCTAAATTTACTAGAGACAGAATATACCCTGAATTTGAAATGATGAAAAAACTACCTGCATCAGCACAAAGAGCAGGTAACGAATTTCTACAAGGAGCTAATTTAATGGCATTGCAAGAACAAAAGTTTGAAGAGATGGCTGAAGGTAAAGAAATGTTACCGCAAAGCACACAACCACAAAACATGGGTGTGCCTCCTACAAATACTCAACCACAAGCGATGACACCACCACCGACACAGAACACCGGCCAACAACAAGCGCAACAATACGCAACATTGTTTCCACAAGATACGTTAGGCCAGGCAGTAGCTACAAGACAATTTAATCAAGGTGGTTTTGTTGAAGATATATACAACCAGGTAGACGAGGTTCTAAATGGTTAAAAAAACTACAGCATTACAAAGAATAGAAAGTCACGAGAAGCTGTGTCGTATCATGCAAAAACAAACATTTGAACAAATAAAAGAGATGCAAGAAAGAATAAAAAGAATAGAATATTGGATTGTTGGTGGTATGGGAGCTGTTCTTTTAGCTTTACTTTTAAATATGATGAAGTAATAGTATGGAATGAAATTTATAGAAAATGACAATACTTTTTCATTAACCGAATTTGAATTAATACAAAAATATCCTTACAAAAAATACTCAAGAGCAGCAGATCCTGAAACAGGTAAACGTATGTACTCTGTAGATGGTAAAAAATTACCTAGTGTAACAACTATATTAGGAGCTACTAAGGACCAAGAATCAATAGATGCTTTGGCCAGGTGGAGAGAAAAAGTTGGTGAAGAAGGTGCAGAAAGAATAAAGAATGAAGCCTCTGCTATGGGCACTGAAATGCATTTAGTTATAGAGAAATATATTGAAGGAGAAGGATACCTAAACCTTACAGAAAAAGGCAATCGTGCAAGAAAAATGGCGCACACTATATTGAAAAACTTAGATCCTTTATCACAAGTTTGGGGTAATGAAATAAGTTTAGCCTATCCAGAAAAATATGCGGGAGCTACAGACTGCGTGGGGGTCATGAATGATAAGCCCACTATCTTTGATTGGAAACAAACTAATAAACCCAAGAGGAGAGAGTGGAGCGCAGTCCAAGATTACTTTACACAGTTAGGTGCTTATAGTTTAGCACATGAATCTATGTATGGAGAGATAGAACAGGCTAAGATATGTATGTGTTCTAGAGATTTTAATTATCAAGAATTTACTATTGAAGGCCAGGAACTAAAAGACTACCAAGGGAAATGGTGGGAAAGATATGATAAATATCTTGAAACAATTAAGTAAGCCATTCTTTAAATTCATCACCTAAAGTTTTAATAGCTAATTTATTTTTATTAGACAAAGAAGAAATAATTCTTTCATCAATTGTACCTTTACATATTAAGTCTGTGTACAACACTCTGTGTTTAAGTCCTGATCTATGTGCTCTATCTTCTGATTGTCTTCTATGTTCAAAGTTAAAACTATTAGAAAAATAAATAATATTCTTAGCCTCTGTAAGAGTTAAACCAAAACCACCTGTTGCGGGATTACCTACAAAGAATCTGCAGGTATCGTCTTCTTGAAACTTCTTTACTGCTTCAGCACGTTTAAGAGTATCTACAGCTCCGTAATTAGATACAACAGAATACACTCCATACTTTTCTTGTAAAAATTTTATTATAGATTCTATGTTATATATGTAGTTGGCCCATATAATTACCTTACCTTCTGATTCTTCTATAATATCTGATAGTGCATGTAGTTTAGGATTCTTAAACTCTTTAAGTTCTCCATCATTTGTTTTGACAAAACCATTACAGACCTGGTGTAATTTTATTATCTCAGTTAGTTTATTATTATATGACACAGCTTCATCTTCTATAATAGCTATTGCAGCTATTCTTAATCTTTCATAAAAATCTTTCTGTTCATCATTCATATCTATGTATCGTTTAGAGTATAGTTTAGGTGGTAGATCTAGACATTCATCTTTAGTTACTCTGTAAGAGAACTTACTTAATTTATCTTCTAGTTCATCAAGATGTACATAGTATTTAGGTATCTCTGTATATTTACCATTACCAAGATCTAGTCTGTGAGTTACACAATATCTATTTCTAAACGTAAAATAAGAAGAAAATCCTAGATGTGTACCATCTAGAAAATTACATTGTGTGTATAAATCTAATGGTGATTTAGTTACTGGCGAACCTGTAAGTATTCTTTTGTATTTAGAATAATCAGATAATTTTAAAACGTTTCTAGTACGAATAGCTTTATGGTTTTTAATTGTAGTAGACTCATCTATAATAGTAAGGTTTTCTTTATGGTTGTATAAAAATTCTGTTGCACCTTTTAGTCCCCTAGAGGTTGATAAAGCCTCTATATTCATACAAAATATTTTTAATTTACCTTTAGGATCTAATGATTTTTTTAATTGTTTAGGTTTATCTATGTTCCAAGAGTATATTTCATAGTCAACATCTGGAGACATGTGTTTATTTATTTCATCAAAAGCCCATACAGTATACACTGATTTTGGTGCTAGTATTAATACTCCGGTAATATTTTTATTAATTCGTAAAAGGCCTATATTATCTATGGCAACTTTTGTTTTGCCTGTACCCATTTCCATAAAAAATGCATATGTGGGTTTATCCCATGCTTTATTTAGGCAAGTTTTCTGGTGTTCGTATGGTTGTGTTTTAAAGTTAAACAAGTTCAACATAATGATTGACATACTATTTCATTTAAGTATAAAGTCAACTTATTAAAGGAGGTCATATTTATGAACCTAGAACAACTAACAAAGATAAAAATAAAAACTAACGAAGTAACAGAGATATCAGATGCTTGTAAAAAGCTAACTTCCCAAAATAAATTAGTCGAAGCAACAAACGATCTTCTTAAAGAACAACAAGAAGAGGCTAGACGTTTATCTGAGGAAGTGATACCTACTCTAATGCAGCAAGCAGGAGTTTCATCAATAACACTTGATGACGGTACTTCAGTTGAAGTTTCACCTTACTACTATGCGAAGATCCAAGAGGCAAATAAAGACGAAGCCTTCCGATGGTTGCGTGAGAACAACCACGGGGATTTGATAAAAAATAATTTATCAGTTTCGTTTGGTAAGGGGGAAGATGCTGATGCAGTGAAACTAAAAGAATCACTGGAGAAGCAGGGTCTTGTCGTAGACCAAAAACAGGACGTTCATTGGCAAACTCTTCGAGGATTTGTAAAAGAGCAAATTGAGAAGAATAAAACTATACCATCTGAAACTTTTGGATTGTATATTGCTAACCGAACTAAAATAAAAACTAACACGTAACAACTAAGAGGTAAAAAATGGCACAAGAAAAAGCCAACGCAGTTGCAACTAAGGCAACAGCACAAGCACCTATGGTTTCAAATATGGAACAATTCGCAGGTGCAGGAGCGGAGAACATCACATCAAAAGATGTGTCACTTCCGTTCTTAAAAATACTTACTAATAATTCTCCTCAAGTCACTCAAGGTGATGCGAAGTTTATTAGTGAGGCAAGACCAGGTATGGTTATTAATTCTGTTTTAAATAAGCTCTATGATGGGCAAACAGGATTTAATGCTGTTCCTTGTTTCTTTAAATTCGAATATGTTGAATGGGCTGATAGGGGTACACAGAATTCTGTTGCACCTGTTAATTCATATCCTGCTGATTCGGATATAATGACTAAAACAACCAGGGGTGAAGATCGGAAAGATAGATTACCAAACGGTAATTATATCGAGCCTACTCACTATCATTATGTGTTAATGGTAGACGAGAATGATCAACCTACCGATACTGCTGTCATTGTGATGAAAGCTACTCAGGCTAAAAAGTCTAAGAAGTGGAATTCAATGATGCTTTCTCAAAGAAGGAAAGGTAGTAAAGGTATGTTCCAACCACCAACATGGTCTCAAATATATAAATTGAGAACTGTGTTAGAAAAGAACTCTTTGGGTTCTTGGTTTGGTTGGGAAGTTGACCATAACAAAGACATACCTAATGATGTTTTAATGAATGCAGCAATGTCATTCTATGAGACATGTAAAAAAGGTAATGCCAAGGTCAATCTTACCGAAGAACAACAAGCACAAACTGGCACAACACCATTTTAATGAGTTCACTAGATTTTTTTAGTAAACTTTTTGGTGGCTTAACGTCAGCATATGGTACTTACGAGCTCTCCGGAGCTCGTAGGTCAGATGGTAAAGCGGAAGGCAGAGCATTAACTAAGAAAGCAGAAGTTACTTTAGAACTATTTGCTAAACATCTTAAAGGAGAATTATCTTTAGGTATTGTACCTATTATGAAAGACAACAACTGTAAGTGGGGTTGTATAGATGTTGATGAGTATGACGGATTTAATCCACTTAACGTTATAAAAAAAATTAGAGATTTAAAACTACCACTGTTTCCTTACAGATCTAAGTCTGGAGGATTACATATATTTTTACATATCAATGGTGTGGTACCAGCAACTGATATGATTGATAAACTTACTAAGTTAGCTAGTAGATTAGGTCTAGCTGATTGTGAAATATTTCCTAAACAAAGAACTATAAATGTTGAGTTAGGTACGATAGGTAATTGGTTAAACTTACCTTATCAGAATGCTCACTTAACTACACGTCATGCAATAGACGACACCGGCCAATCAATACCTATAGAAAAACTAGAAGAGGCAGTTCAACCTTTTTTGGTTACACCCGAAGATTTTTACAAGATACAATTGGATGAATTAAATGACGATGACAAAGAGTTTGCTGATTACCCACCATGCGTACAAAATTTTGTTAAGAATGCAGTTAAACCAGGCGATGGTAGAAACGAAGCATTGTTTAATGTTGGTGTTTGTATGCTTAAAAAACATGGTAAAGATGGTGCGTGGGAAGATGAGTTAGGTGAAGTCAATAAGTCTTGGGGTGATGATAAGATAGATCCAAAAGAATTGAAGATAACTGTTATTAAAAGTTTAAGTGGAGACAAAGATTATAATTACAAATGCAGTTCTCCTATTGCCAAAAAATATTGTGATCAAGCTGCATGTGTAAAAAGAAAACTTGGTATTGGTAAAAAAGATTACAACTTTCATGTAGATTCTTTTCAAAAGATAAGCACTAAGCCACCTAAATATATTTTAACTATAGATAAGAAACCTGTAAGATTAACAGGCCAACAACTTTGTCAGCAACAATTATTAAAAACAGAATTATTTGATTGTGATATTGTATGGAAGACTATGAAGTCAGAAGAGTTTGGTTTGTGGTTAAACTATCTTAAATCTATTCAAACTGCTGTAGAAGGATATGACTTTACTGATGATGACAAAGATGAATTTGATTATCTATTCAGAAACTTTATAGATGATAGTCAACTTGCTGATGATATTACACAAACACAAACTGATTATGTTTTTGAAGAAGAAGGTTATTTATTTTTTAGAGCAGAGTTATTTAAAAAATTTCTAAAGAAAGATGGCAACAACTTAAAACCTTTTGAAGTAAAAGAATTATTAATTGACAATGGAGCTGAGTACATAAGACAACATAAAGAATACAAAGGTCGATTGTGGAAGATACCTAAACGAATAAAGATTGATGTTAAAGAACGTAATGTCAGCTTCAACCAACAGAGCGCACCTTTTGACCCAGATTCACAATAAAACATTTAAGATATTTGGTCCTCCAGGCACAGGGAAGACTACTAGATTAATTAAAATAGTAGAAAAACATTTAAGGTTAGGTGTGCAACCACATGAAATGGTTTATGTATCCTTTACAAACAAAGCTATTGATGAAGCAGTAGATAGAGTTCTTAAAAAATTCAAACAATATGATGAAGATGATTTTAACAATTTTAGAACTATACATTCTTTCTGTAAAAAAGAATTATCTTCATTGCCTGTACTAGATCCTAGAGTAGACATGTTGAAGTTTCATACTGATTGGGGAACTATAAGCGCTAACTTTACAGAAGACGATGCTAATCATAAAGTGTTTAATAACTGGTCGTTAAGAGTATATGACAAAGCTAGAAACATGTTGGTAGATCCTATTTCATTGTACAAGGCTGAGCCAATCAAGAAAGTACGACTACAACAGTTTACAGATATAATAAGAAACTACATAAAATTTAAAAAAGATAATAAAATGGACTTTACTGATATGGTAGAGAAATATGTAGAAGAAGTTAATCCACCATCTTACAAAGTGTTTATAGTAGATGAAGCTCAAGATTTGACACCATTGCAGTGGCAGTTTGTAGATAAGGTTGCAGCTCAAGCTAATAGAATTTATTTAGCTGGAGATGATGACCAGGCTATCTATGAATGGAATGGTGCTAGAGTTAGAAGTTTTTTAGACTTTGCAGGTAAGGTATTTATATTAAATAAATCATATAGGTTAAATGAAACTATACTTAACTTCTCTAAAGAAATACTTAAATTTATACCTGAGAGACAACACAAAGAATTTACCTCAACTAATAAATCAGAAGGTTTTATTAAGACCTACAGTAGATTTAACGAGGTTCCTTTTGATTCTTTAGAAGGAACTTGGTTTGTATTAGGCAGAGTTGGAGATAATGTCGATGAGCTGAAGGAATATGCTAGACAAAAAGGTTTATATTTCCAAGACATGCGAGGAAATAAATCGTTTAATATAAACAAATGGAATGCCATAAATCATTGGTTAACCTTACAAAAAGGAGAAACAATAACCAAAGAACAGGTAGGTGTTTTATATGATTTTATTGACGAAATAAAAAAAGGATGGAGAAAAATTGACAACAAAGCCTGGTCAGACATTCATCCTAATCAACCTTTAGATCTAGAGTTCTTGAAAAAGAATTGTGGGTTAGAGACTACAGAGAGCAATTGGTGGAAAGTCTTAAACAGAAAATTTACTGTGCGAGACTTGGATTATTTTGAAAGTATGTTAAAAAGAAACATTCAATTTAATGAAAAAGCAAAAATAATAATTGACACAATCCACTCAGTAAAAGGTGGGGAGGCAGACAACGTACTAATATATGAGAAAGCTAATTGGCCATCTAATTTTTCAACCAAAAACTTCAAAGACAAGATGGCTGAAGCGAGGGTTTGGTATACTGGTATTACACGGTCTAAGACATCCCTACATATACTCTCTACTAACCATACATATTTTTTTCCTTTGGGGCGTCTTGCATCTAATTTCAACCGGAGAACTATAAATGAGTAGCAAAGATATGTTTGACGAAGCTTTTCCAGATGGAAAGCAGGTCGGCGGGAATCATTATAAAAAATTTATTATTCAACCATGGACTTTTATTAGAAAAAATGGCTTGAATCCTTTTCAAGCAAATGTAATAAAGTATGTTTGTAGATACTTAACTAAGGGTAAAACAATTGAAGATCTTAATAAAATAAAACATTATTGTGATCTAGAAATACAACACTTAAAAGAGGAAAATAAAAATGGCTTATCTAAACGCTAATATACCAGTAATAGAATGTTGGGTTAGAGGTAATTATTTGAGAGATCAAAAAGATTCACATGATAAATATTTTGAAGTAGGAGTATTTGGTTTTAGTTCTATACCAAACAGAGTACCTTTGTTTCATTTCTTAATGGAAGATGGTGGTTTATGGTGGCGAGCACCTATTACAGCTTTCTGTACTAAACCAGGTGTAAAAGAATTACCATTAGACGAAGTAGTTATGTGGGATAGTTTTAGTTACAACGTAAGTGTTACAACTTTTTATGAACTAGCTGGTGCTACAATGCAATACACATCTAGACGTAAAGTAAAACGTAAAGGCAAATATCTTTTTACAATAGATTGGTGTGCAGGAGATTTTAATGAATTAAATTTTGGTTATGCAGAAAAACCAGACCAACATAAATGTGGTCATGTGCTTGAATTAGAAGACGGTAATTTTGCTATACAACCAAACAACAGATTAAAAATGTTTGATGCATCAATGGGTGTAGATCCATCTAAAAATTGTATTAATAGATTAGTTACAAGTAAAATATATTCTGTTGAAAATTCTGCAAAATGGATTACTGATGAACATGAACAAGGTAGCTATGATTACCAACTAAGAAATTTAGATGAAGAAAAAGATTAAGTGCGAACACGGTAAGTGTAGAAGAAGTGCTATTGTTGTTGAAAATAAAAAATTTTATTGTGCAGATTGTTATTTGTTTGCAAAAGGAATTAATTTACGTAATGTAAAGGCAATAAGCGATACAAATAATAGTCGAAGAATACATTAATGACAACTGAATTAGTATTTAATCAAACAGAATCTGATTGGAAAAGACCAGAAAGTTATCCAGACTTATCTGATAGATCTATTATAGCTGTAGACTTAGAGACTAGAGATCCTAATATTAAAACTAAAGGACCAGGATGGGCTACTAAAGATGGTGAAGTAGTAGGAATAGCTGTAGCTGCAGATGGTTTTAAAGGATACTTTCCAATAGGACATGAAGCTGGTGGTAACATGGATAAGAATATGACTTTGAAGTGGTACAAAGGATTAATGGAGAATGGTGTAGATAAAGTTTGTCATAATGCTTCTTATGATATTGGTTGGACAAGATCTATGGGTATTAAACCTGTAGGTAAAGTTTATGATACTATGATAGCTGGTGCATTAATTAACGAAGATAGATTTAGTTACTCTTTAAATGCATTGTCATTTGATTATTTAGGAGAAGTAAAATCAGAAGCACAACTAAAAGAGAAAGCAGAAGAGTGGGGCCTTGATGCTAAACAAGATATGTGGAGATTACCTGCAGGTTATGTAGGTCCTTATGCTGAACAAGATGCAGAGCTTACATTAAAACTTTGGAACAGATTTAAAATAGAAATACAACAACAAAACTTAACAAATATATTTGATTTAGAAACAGAACTATCTCCTATACTAATTGAAATGAGAGAGCATGGTATAAGAGTTGATGTCAGTAAAGCAGATTCATTAAAGAAAAATTTTATACAAGAAGAAAATAAAAGACTAAAACAAATAAAAGACATGAGTGGCCATGATGTAGAGATATGGGCAGCAGTAAGTGTAGCTAAAGCATTTGATGCATTAAAGATTCCATATGAAAGAACTGCAAAGACTAAAGCTCCAAGCTTTACAACTAATTGGTTACACAACTGTCCTCATCCATTAGCTAAACTTATTAGAGAAACTAGAGAGATGAATAAGTTTCATTCTACATTTATTGATTCTATATTAAGATATGAGCATAATGGTAGAATTCATGCTGAAATTAACCAGTTAAAATCAGATTCTGGAGGCACTGCTACAGGTAGATTATCCATGAGTAATCCTAATTTACAACAGATTCCTGCTAGAAATAAGGAGTTTGGTAAGCATATTAGAGCACTTTTCTTGCCTGATGAGGGTAAAAAGTGGGGTAGCTTCGATTATAGCCAACAAGAGCCTAGACTGGTGGTACACTATGCATCTAGCGTTGATCAGGGTTTTGAGGGCTCCTATGAGCTTTTAAAGGCCTATGAAAACGATGATGCAGATTTTCACCAAGTTGTAGCAGAAATGGCTGATATACCCAGATCTCAGGCTAAAACCATCAATTTAGGTATGTTTTATGGTATGGGAAAGGCTAAATTATCTGCAGAATTAGGTATAGATATAGAACAGGCTAAAGCTATCTTGAATGCCTACAACGAGAGGGTTCCTTTTGTTAAGATGTTATCTAATAGATGTATGACCACAGCTGATAAAAAAGGATGTGTAGTAACTATTAAAGGAAGACATTGTAGATTTGATAGATGGGAGCCTAAGACTTTTGGTATCCATAAATCTATGACTAGAGAAGAAGCTGAAAGTAAATACGAAAGAGGTTCGATTAAAAGAGCTATGACCTATAAAGCATTAAACAGATTGATACAGGGTTCAGCAGCAGATCAGACTAAACAAGCGATGATTAACTGTTACAACACCGGCCACCGGCCACTGCTACAAATACATGATGAACTTTGTTTTAACATTAGTAAAGATTCCGATATAGAAGAAATAAAAAATCAAATGGAACATTGTCTAGATGATGT